GTGCAACCTGTATAGACAACGATAACGGCCTCTGTGACCGCAAGGGAATCCTGATACATGAGGACGATACCTGCAATCAGCACAGAGAGGACTGGCGGCAGCAGATGCTGAGTAGGAGGGTGGAAGAATAAAAATGGCAATATATAGAGAAGTGACAACAGATGTTTACTGTGATGTATGCGGAGAAAATATATTGAGCTGGAGTAGTAGTAGAGTTGGAGTAAGTAAAGCTTGGGCGGCATACTACGCAAGGCAAGAAGGATGCACGACAGGAAAAAAGATCGTTTGCAAGCAATGCCGCATAAATAAGCGCATGGAAAAGTGTAGTCTGCGAAAGAAATATGGTGCTACAGATACGAATGGCACATGCTCTGGAATCCCGGACAAATTTAATGACGAGACAACAGAAAAGTGCAGACAATGTATTGCATATTCTTCATTTGATTGGAACAAAGAGAAAGGACGGTTAAAAAAATGAACGTATTAGAAAAGATTTTGGATGAGATAGAAGAGAAAATAAAAAACACTAATAATTGCAGCGAAAATCTTGCGTTTATTGATGGAATACAGTATGGGCTTATTGAAGCGAAGAGAATCATCTGTTCCCACATAGACGAGGTTTCGAATGATGGTTGATTCAGAGGAAACCAAAAGATACAAAGCGAAACAGATGCGATACAAAAAACCAATCGCAAAAGATCTTAATTTGGACAAGATAAAAGAAGACCTGTGGGATATACAAGAGGCCTGCGAGGAAATTCGTTGGTACACTGATTCTGAGGACGGAGAAGATTCTCTTGTCAATGCACTGGCCGGAGATGAAGATGAAGCTTATGAATTCAAAATGGCATTTGCTGATCTTTGCGCGGAATGTGAAAGAATACAGGAGGATCTGCAAGAAGAATGGGTTCCAGAGTGCTTCGATATTTTCTTTGTTGCGGCAGGAGCTGGAGATCTGTTTGGTTGGGATTCTTATGAGCAAGATTATTTTGGTATTGATTGCGCGGAACCTTGGGCGGAAGACGAAGCTAAAAAGAAATTGAAGCAAATGACAAAGGATGAACTTATAGCTTCTGTTCGTCAATGCTTCAAGGTATACCAGGCATACATAAGCTTGAAAAATAGGTACGATTCGCTGAAAGCTGCTATTGATATTCTTCGGGATCAGAACACAGGGTATTTGCAGGTGATAAAAGAAATCGAAAAGCTATATGAATTAGCAAGCAAGGACGAGTGGACAATGAACGAGTACAGTAAAGAATCCAGAGAATGGAAAAGATATACAGATGCTCTGCCGCAGGAAGCATGGATTGTTTGAATAATTTAGTATTCAATGAGGAGGGATAAACCATGAATAAAGACTGTAACGGCTGCTTCGGGGCAGCAGGAGACGATTGCCAGAGGTGCCAGGAAGCCGAGGAAAGCCAGAAGGAAGAAACACAGGAGGTACAACATGCACAAAAATAATGAGGGATATGCCGACCCTACAGCAGGCAAGGCGATTAATGGAGTACGGCAGGAGGAATACCAGAAATACCTGGAGGAGCTGCATGGAATCAAGCGTGGGCAAATTGTCACGCTTATCCATTTCACAGGAGAGAATCGACAACAGGAGACACTACGCAAGTACAAATACCGTGTAGTGGAATTACATAAGCACAATATTCTTCTGGAGAGTATGAGCGGACTCAAGTTCTGTCCGGACTGGCCGAAGTTTCACGAGATGTTAAAGGGTGCAACGCTGAAGCCGTGGTAGGGGGTGAGGCGTTGAACGAAGAAAACGAAAAGAAGAAGGAATTCCTGAGAGGGTACCGGAAGTCGCTCAAGCGAGAGGAACGTATTTGCGACGACATACAGGAACTTCGAGCAAGGAAGATGTTTCCGAGTTGCGCCATGGGAGATGGAATGCCGCATGGCAGCAATCAGACAGACCTGTCGGATTACATAGTGATCCTGGATGAGATGCTTGAAAATCTGAAAAAAGAAAGATATGATGGCGCAGTCAAACGAAGTCGCATCGAGAAGAGCATCCGGTCGCTGCGTGATGAGAACGAGCAGGAAGTGTTGAGGTTAAGATATATTAAAGGGATGAAGTGGGAAGAAGTGTCTGTAGAAATCGGATGCTCATGGCAGCACACACACAGAATCCATGCGAGTGCCTTGAAAAATTTAATCATCATGTGATTGTATGTGACTATTTGTCTTTAGTATAATTATAATGGATTTAATGGTTAAAGGCATTAAGTTCCTCCATCTTGGCAGCCAGGTGTTACAGCTTGGCTGCTGAATCAAAGGCATCTGGCAGCAGTCAGGTGTCTTTTTAATTGCTTATTATCGTACAGCGTGCACAGCCCCAGCAGTATTTACTCATTGGTTTCTTTACTCGTTTTAGCCGTAAATACCTCCTTTCTGACGGCATCAATCGGATGTCGTGTATGGGGCTGGCAGGACTGTATAGGAAATAAACGGCACGAAGGGCGTTAAGCGGGTTCGATTCCTGCGCGTGCATTTGTCCAAACCGGAAAAGGACATGCGAATGCAGAAACCGGTATTAACATGTTAATAGATGCAGATATAGCTTAGAAAGGATCAAGCGCACGGTGCAAGCCGTGGCATGGCCGGTTCGAGTCCGGCACTGCATCATCAAAAGGAGCAGCAATGGCGAGAGAGTTTGCAAGATGGTTTTATGACAGTTCCGAATGGAGGAAGTGCAGAGCGGCTTTCATATCACACAGGATCTCTGTTGATGGAGGCATGTGCGAGATATGTCATGAAAGACTGGGATATATCGTGCATCACAAAAAGAAACTGACGCCAATAAACATTAACAATCCGGATGTTTCTTTAAGTTTCTCGAATTTGCAGTATGTTTGTCTTGACTGCCACAACAGGGAGCATGGAAAGAAAGGTAAAACAGAAATGAGATGCGCATTTACTGAAGATGGAGATGTAATTCCTGTATCCCCCCTGAAAAGAAATAAAAATTGCGCCGGCGCAACCGACAGCCTACTTTAAATTTTACGGATGAGGTTTCGCGTGAGGGGTGTGGTATCAAAGTGAAAGAAGGTGATTGAAGTGAAACAAAAAGAGCTGCATGAGATCAATGAGGACGGTGAATTTTTACACAAAATAGAGCTGATCAAGAAGAAGGAAGCGGAACTTAGGAAAAATTACAGTTTTGTGGATGAAAAAAGAAAAAAGAACGCGGATACGCTGATCAAACGTGCGGCGTTCATGGATATCTCTCTTCTGGAACTGGAATCGATCATAAATCTGAAAGGATATGAAGAAGAGTATAAAAATGGGGCAAATCAGTATGGAACAAAGAAGCGGTCACAGGTGGATACTTACAACGTCATGGTAAAAAACCATATTGCCTGTATCAAACAGCTGGAGGACATGATGGAAAAAGACCGGTCAAGTCAGGAGACTGGGGATGATCTGATGGAGTTTTTAAAAGCCGGAAAGTAGCATGTTGGAATTTGAGAAGTATTTTACAGACATCACCGATGGGAAAATCGTAGCCTGCGAAAAGATGAAGCAGGCGGCAGATATGCTCCTGACAAGGTTTTACAGACCAGATGAATACCATTTTGATCCTCAGATCGCCAAAAGACATACAGATTTTATTGAAAAATTCTGCAAGGTTCCTTCTGGAAAGCTTGGAGCGCCGCTGAAACTGGAACTGTTCCAAAAAGCAAGGCTTCAGGCAATTTTTGGATTTGTAGATGATAACGATATCCGTCAGTACAACGAATGCATCATCATCGAAGGACGAAAGAACGGAAAGACCACAGAGACGGCAGCAGTTGAAATTGATATGCTTGTAAATGACCAGGAAGGCGCTCCGCAGATCTACAACATTGCAACCACGCTGGATCAGGCAAAGCTTGGGTTTACGGCCTGCCAGAAGATGATCAGGCAAAGCCCTTTACTGAGCAAGCACATAAAGAAAAGAGCCAGCGACCTCTATTTTGCATATAATTTTGGATTTATAAAAGCCCTGGCAAGCAACAGTAACAGCCTGGACGGTTTGGATGTCCATGCGGCGGTTATTGATGAGCTGGCGGCTATCAAAAACAGAGATATATACGATTTGATCAAACAGGCAATGGGAGCCAGACGGCAGCCATTGCTTTTTTGCATCACAACAAACGGATTTGTCCGTGACGGGATTTTTGATGCGCAGTATGAATATGCATCTGGAATCTTGTCTGGAGAAATTAAAAACAAAAGATTCCTGCCATTTATCTATGAATTGGATAGCATAGATGAATGGCGGGACGAGTCCTGCTGGATCAAGGCAAATCCAGGACTGGGAACTATTAAATCTTATGATTACCTCCGGGAGATGGTCCAGAAGGCGGAAGATGATTTTTCTTTTCGGCCGACAGTCCTGGTGAAAGATTTTAACATGAAGCAGACCGGGGAAGCTGCCTGGCTTAGATGGGAGGAAATTCTCAATGAAGAAAAAATTGGAGACCAGAGATTCCGGTATGGAATTGGCGGAATGGATGCGGCGGATAGTGTGGACCTGAACGCTGCGAAATGCCTGTGCATGAAACCGGATGATCCCAAGATCTATGTAAAATCCATGTACTGGATCCCTCAGAGGGTAATTGATGAATTTGAGGGATCCGGAAAACGCCAGGGAAGAGATAACGTGCCTTACCAGAAATGGAAAGACATGGGGCTTCTCCGGACTGTGGATGATTACCGGGTGGACAAAAGAGTTATGCTGGACTGGTTTATGGAACTTCAGGAGCAGGAAGATATCTACATCATGTTTATTGGATATGACCCATGGCATATTGATGATTCGCTTTTGAGAGATTTTAAAAATGCATTCGGGGAAAATTGCATGATTCCGGTTCGGCAGGGAATTGCTACGCTGTCCGCACCCATGAAAGATCTGAAAGCGGAATTAGGTGCGCACAATATTGTCTACGACAACAATCCTATTGACAAGTGGTGTCTGGCCAATACTCAGGTAAAGACAGACATCAATGGAAACATCCAGCCGATCAAGGGTGTGGATTCCAGAAACCGAATTGATGGGACTATGGCTCTGATTGACGGATATGTAGTCTTGAAAAATAAATATGATGAATACACGAGTTTGATTTAGGAGGTACCATGCGGAAATTTTGGAAAAGAGAACCTACTGTGAATGAAAATGCAGACAAGCCATCCAGTGGGAATGTTTTGAAAATGGTGACACTGCGGAATGGGCAGTTTTTCTGCTTTGATGGAAAACTTTACGAGAGTGACATTGTAAGAGCTTGCATCCGGCCAAAAGTAAAAGCCATTGGTAAGCTTGTGGGAAAACATATCCGGGATGATCCAAAAGCAGGTGGATTAAAAGTAAACCCGGATGCCAATATCCGATTTTTGCTGTCCGAACCCAACCCTTATATGACCGGACAGCAGATGCAGGAAAAAGTGGCTAATCAGCTTTGTTTGAACAACAATGCGTTTATTCTGATTGCCAGAGATGAAAACGGGAAACCCATGCAGCTATATCCGGTTCCTTGTGTAAGCGTGGAAGCAAAATACAATGACAGCGGGGAACTGTTCATGAAATTTTTGTACGGAAACGGAAAGACAGGGGTGTTCCGTTATTCTGACATTATCCACCTGCGGCAGGACTATAATGACAACGACATTTTCGGAACATCACCAATTCCGGTGCTTACCCCGCTGATGAACCTGATCGGAACCATGGATCAGGGAATTGTGAATGCAATCCGGAACAGCAACGTGATCCGATGGCTGATATCTTTCCGACAGTCTATGAGGGATGAGGATATCAAAAAGTATGTTCAGAATTTTGTAGATAATTATCTGGCGGTGGAAAGCACCACGTTTGGAGCGGCCGGTATTGACAGCAAAGCGGATATCCAGAGGATTGAGCCGAAGGATTATGTGCCAAATGCCATGCAGACAGAAAAAGTGGTGGACCGTTTGTATTCCTACTGGGGTACCAATAAAAAAATCGTTCAATCCAGCTATACGGAAGATGAATGGACAGCGTATTACGAGGCAGAGATCGAGCCGGTAGTCGTCCAGATGCATCAGATCTATACAGTGGCGCTGTTCAGCCGGAAAGAAAGAGGGTTCGGGAACCGGATCGTGTTTGAAGCAAACAACCTTCAGTGCGCCAGCCTTACTACAAAACTGGCTTTCCAGGCAATGGTAGACCGTGGCGCCATGACTCCCAATGAATGGAGGGAAACCATGAATCTTGCGCCGATTGAGGGCGGAGATCAGCCAATCCGAAGACTGGATACCCAGGTGGTAAACATTCTGGAAGATATGCTGAACAAGATGAATGGTGAAAACTATGTACAAATGACAGCATTAATGGGGCAGATCCTGAAAAATGCTTATCTGGAAATGCACGGAGGAGGTGAGAAGAGTGAAACATAAGGTTGATATAAGGGGCGTCCTGATACCAAACGATTACAAATGGTATTACAGTTTTTTTGACGAAGACAGTACCTGTCCCCGGGATATCCAGAAGATTATTGATGCTGCTGTGGAAGGGGATGAAATTGAGGTTTATATCAACTCGCCTGGCGGTGTGATAGATGTTGGATCCGAAATTTACACGCTGTTGCACAGCTTTGGAAATGTAAAAATCTACATTACTGGAGAAGCCTGCAGCGCCGCTTCCATCGTGGCGATGGCGGGATACTGTGAAATGTCACCGACAGCCCTTATGATGGTACATTGTGTATCGTCCGGAGCAAGAGGAAACCACTCTGATATGGAGCATATGGCAGAAACCCTCCGGACGGCAGACCGGGCGCTTTGCACGGCTTATACCGCAAAAACCGGAATGAGCGAAACGGAAGCCCTGGAAATGATGGAGCACGAAACCTGGATGACTGCACAGCAGGCAAAGGAAAAAGGTTTGATTGATGCGATCATGTTTGAAGAAAAGGAAGAGGAAACACCTCTTATAGCAGGACCTCTTTTTGAACTTCCAGACGAAGAAAAGCTGAACAGGGCAAGAAGACTGATGGAAGAAGAAACCAGTGAAACCATCCCGGCGGACTTACTGAAAGCCCAGTGGGATTTTTTAATGTTAAAAGGAGACAGAAAATGAATAAAAAACAGTATGAAGAAAAAAGAAACAGCCTTATGAACGAGGCTCAGGCTCTTATCAACGAAGGCAAAACCGAAGAAGCTCAGGCCAAAATGGATGAAGTAAGAACGCTTGATGAAACCTGGGACGCCATTGCACAGGCCCAGGCAGACTTTAATGCCATGAACAGGGAGCCGCAGGCGGTGAATCCGTTTGGAAATATCACAGGAGGAATTCTGAACCTTGGAGCAGTTGACGAGCCGGAAGATATGTATGATTCCAAAGAGTATCGTATTGCATTTATGAACTATGTCGTAAACGGAAAACCGATTCCGGAGAAATTCACAAACGCAGCCGGTCCCACAAAGACACCGGATATCGGAGCGGTGATCTCTCCGACTGTGATCAACAAGATCATTGAAAAAATAGAAGCAACCGGTATGATTCTTCCGCTGGTGACCAGAACCGCATTTGCAGCAGGCGCGGTAATTCCGACATCCTCTGTGAAGCCGGTAGCTACATGGGTAGCAGAAGGTGGCACATCTGAAAAGCAGAAGAAGACCACAGGACAGATTGATATTAAGGGATACAAGCTGAGATGTGCAATCTCTATGACACTGGAAGCCACTGTAATGTCTCTGCAGATTTTTGAGACCGTATTTGTCAAGAACGTTTCCGAGGCAATGGTAAAAGCCATTGAAGAAGCGATCATGAACGGAGACGGTTCCGGAAAGCCTAAAGGCGTTCTGAAAGAAACTGCTCCGGAGGGACAGAATGTTGCTCTTGCGAAAGCAAAAACTATTGATTACAAAACTCTCTGCGACATGGAAGCAGCTCTTCCGCTTGCTTATGAAAACGGTGCGGTTTGGAATATGACCAAGAAGACATTTATGGAATGTGCTGCAATGGTGGACTCCAACGGTCAGCCGATCGCAAGAGTAAATTATGGAATCAATGGCAAACCGGAAAGAACTCTGCTGGGAAGAAGAGTAATCCTGAATGATTATATGACTTCCAGCAACGCTACTCTTTCCGGCCCTACGGTAGTGGCATTCCTGTTTGATTGGACAGATTATATGTTTAATACAAACTACGCCATGACCGTGAAATCCTACGAGGATAACGATACAGAAGATCAGGTTACGAAAGCTGTGATGATCTGCGATGGAAAGGTGATCGACAAGAGTTCTCTTGTTACTCTGACCAAAGCAAACGCCTGATGAGGTAACAGCTTATGACATACACAGAGACGGAATTTGAGATTACAGTGGACTGGTTAAAGGACATGCTCAGGGAAAAGTCGGGTGTCGCAGATTCAGAGATTCGGGATCTTATTGAATCCTGTGTATTGGAGTTAAAACTTGCCGGAGTACAGGGGAAACTTACGGATCCCCTGTACCGGCAGGCAGTAAAGCTTTATGCAAAAGCGCACTTTGGATATGATTCTGACAGCGAAAAGTTTTTAAAAGCATTCCAAAATCTGAGAGATTCTATGGCTTTATCCGGAGAATATGGGGGTGTAGGAAATGGATTATGAAGGTGTATTGATCTGGGAGGAAACCGGGAAAGATGCTGACGGATTCCCACAGACCATCCAGCGTAAAGTTCCTGCATATCTAAGGGAAACTGCTGTTAAAAGAGCAGAAGCTTATGAAGCCATGCGCTCAGGCGTGAAACTCTCGGCGGTTTTTCAGGTGCGGCTGGAAGACTGGGAAGAAACCCGGCACCTCAACAATGGAAAACCTGCTTATGCGGAAAAAGCTGTGATTGATGGAGCGACATACGATATCATAAGAGCGTATAAACCGGATAAGTCCATGGTGGAATTGACCTGCAGTTAGAAGGTGATGAATTGGGATTTCAGACAATGGGGTTTGACGACCTGGAAAAAGAACTGGACAAAGTAGCGGATGCGGACATGATAGCCTGCAAAGCGATTGATGCAGCTACTCCGACTTTGGAAAAAACGCTGAAAAATGAAATAAAAAGCGTGACAACGCAGGAATATTCAACCGGAGACCTGGCGAAATCCATTAAGGCAACAAAAGCAAAGGTCAACGGATATGGGTGCTTTGCGGCGGTTAAACCGACAGGAACCGACAGCAAAGGCGTGCGAAATGGAGAAAAGATGGCATATATGGAGTATGGAACCAGCAAACAGGAACCCAAACCGGTATTGAGAAAAGCAATCAGTAAATCGGAAAAAGAGTGTTTGGATCTTATGCAGAGAAAGTATGACGAGGTGACGAAGTGAATGTAAATCAGATACTTGAATCTGCATTAAATCCGATCTGTGCCAATGTATGGCCGATAACCTGCCTGGATGATAATGGTCCGGCAGAATATATCACATATAATCCGGAGTACGAAGCTCCCGGAACGTATGCAGACGATCAGGATCAGGGCTGGATCCATTATATGCAGGTTCATTTTTTTACGAAAAAAAATTATATCAAAAAGAGAAGAGAGATCCGCCAGGCGCTGCGCCAGGCGGGTTTTTTGGTAACAGAAATTGCAACAAGTTACGAAAGGAAAAGCAGATATTATCATCTGACCTTTTCGTGCTACATAGAGGAAAGTGAGGAATAACTATGGCATTTGTAGGATTAAGAAAACCTTTTATCGCACCTTTGACAGACGGAACTACATACGAAAAGCCGTTTTTCTGCGGAAAAGCAATCGGGATCACCATAACACCGTCCTATGCAGAAGGTGGATTGTACGGGGATGATGTGCAGGCAGAATATGACAAGGAGTTCCGGTATGCGGATGTAAGTTTAAATACCACAACACTTCCAAAAGAAGCCCATGAAAAAATGTTCGGCCATAAAACAGAAGATACAGACGTTGTGGTACATAATGTAGACGATGAAGCCGGATATGTAGGAATGGCGTGGATTTCTCTTGAAAAAGTGGGTGGAAAAACAAGCTATGTTGCAAACTTCCTCCCGAAAGTAAAATTTGCGGAGCCTGCCGGGGACTATGCAACAAAGGGAGAGAATATTGAGTACAAAACCCCGACGATTACCGGAAGAGCCCTGGCAAACGATGAAGGGGTATGGAAAAAAACAAAAGCCTGTACATCAGAGACAGAGGCGATCACACAGATTACGACAGTGTTTTTTAAACAGGCATCAGAGGCGTCTGCCAGGAGGAAATAAATGTTTGAAAATAAGTTAAATACCATTACATTATCCGGAAAAGAATATCCGATGAAGTGTTCTATTTTAGTCCTGGAGAAGATCCAGGACAAATACGGAACACTGGAAGAATTTGAAGAACGCTTGAGCATCTTTGAAGATAGTCCTGAAGAAGATACAGGGACAAATGAAGCAGAAGAAACCTCAGAGGAAGGTTCCGATGAAAAAACAGAAGAAAAGCTGGATATAAAAGTGAGATTTCCAAACATGACGGCCGTGTGTGACGCTCTTTATTGGTTTATCCAGGAAGGAGAAGAAATTACGGCAGAGGAAGAGGGAAGAAAACCTGTAAAATACAAGAGAGAATCTCTTGCGAGAAAAATGGATCTTTCTCTGTTTGCGGCAGCGCAGATTCTCCGGAGAGAGTTCAGCCGGAGCTTTGCGTTAAAAAACCGGGAAACCACGAAGGCGGATCCGAAAATGAAGAATCTGTAAAAATTGATTTTGCATGGATCGCTTTCGTGGGAATGCAGATCGGATACCGGGAATCGGAAATTGCACACATGTATTACGGAAAATGGTTTGAACTTTTCCGGCAGTTTAAATTTTATCATAACGTAAAAATGAAAAGAGCCACTTTTGAACAGAAAAAAGTGGAATCTCTCATGGATCTGTAGCCCTGTGATTTTATTTACAGGGCTATATCTATTATCAGGGGGAACTATATGGCGGCAAAAAAGATAGGAGCAATCATCGCCCTTGATGGCGAGAGAGAATACAAACAGGCAGTCACGAGCTGCAAAAAAACATTAAGCCAGTTAAAGGCGGAAATGGAGCTTGTAAAAGCAGAAACAGAAGGACAGGAAGACAGTCTTGACAGCCTGGGGAAAAAGCATGAAGTTTTATCTAAGATCCTGGATGCGCAAAAACAGAAGCAGCAGGAAGTTGCCAGAGGCCTTGACCATGCCAAAGAATCCTACACAGAAATGGGAGAAAAAATAGAGTCTCTTCGGGATACTTTGGAACAGGCAACAAAAAAACTGAAAGACATGGAAGAGGCAGGGAATTCTTCAGAGGAAGAACTGAAACAGCAGAAAGAGCAGGTAGAACAGCTGACAAATGCTCTGAAAAAGTCTGAAGAAAATTATGAAAAGGCCGCAAACCGTATCCAGACATGGGAAACTGATTTGATCAAGGCAAAGACAGAGACAGCAAAGGCAAGCAATGCTGTGGATAAAAACGCAAAAGCCATGAAACAGGCGGCAGACGCCACAGAAGAGTATGGACAGAGCCTGGAAGAAGTCAAAGAAGAGGTTGCAAAAGGAGCAGGCGGACTTGGAGGATTGGGAGACGTACTGGGAAAATTAAAAAATCCGATGGCTGTTACTGCGGCAGGAGCGGCGGCTTTAGGCGCAGCATTTACAAAGGCGGCAAAAGAAGGGGTACAGTTTGCCATAGATCTTCAAAGCGCTTCCGCAAAACTTCAGGGTGCGACCGGCGCATCCGTGAAGGAAATGAAGCAGTATGAAGAGGTTCTGAAAGATATTTACGCCAACAATTACGGGGATAGCCTGGAGAGCGTGGCGGAAGCCATGCAGAAGGTGAAGCAGTACACCGGGGAACTGGATTCTTCAGAACTGAAAGATATGACAGAGAATGCAATGGCTCTGGAAGATGTGTTTGACATGGACCTGTCAGAAACGATCCGTGGTGTCAATGTATTGACGAAAAAGATGGGGTTGTCTTCCAAAGAGGCGTTTGATCTCATGGCAAAAGGTGCACAGAACGGTCTGAACAAAACAGATGAGCTGGGAGATAATATTGCGGAATACGGGCCATTGTGGCAGCAGGCGGGATTTTCTGCAGAAGAAATGTTTACGATTCTTCAGAACGGACTGGATTCCGGCGCATACAGTCTGGACAAAGTGAATGATTTTGTGAAAGAATTTGCGATATCCTTATCAGACGGAAGAATTGAAGAAAATTTAAGTTCATTCTCTACGGAAACGCAGAACCTTTTCCGGGCTATGAAAGAGGGGAAAGCAACTTCCAAGGACGTTTTTTATTCTGTGATCGAAGATCTGAAAAGCTGCACCAATGAGCAGGAGGCGCTGACTTTGGCCAGTACGGTATGGAGTTCCTTGGGGGAAGATAACGCCATGGATGTGATACGTTCTCTTACCGAGGTAAATGACGCATACAAAAATGTCAATGGCACAATGGAATCCATTAAAGAGATCAGCTATGACAGCGTGGAAAGCAAACTGGAATCACTGGGGAGAAAAGTGAAGACAGAAATTTTGGAGCCGATTGCAGATGATGCACTTCCTGTTATAGATAAAGCTCTGGATGGGATAGGAAAAATATTGGATGGAATCGCAGAGAAAGTAAATCCACCCAAAACAGCTCTGGAAGAATTTACAGATGAAGTTGCGGAAAATAATCAACAGGTCAGAACAGTACTTGATAACGTAGAGGAATCTATGGGAAATGCTCATGCACAGGCAGAAAAACTGGATGAATACAAAAAAACTCTTTTGGAATTGAACGGGGTAACTGAAAAGACGGAGTATCAGAAATTCCAGGTTAAAAAAATTGTAGAAGAGCTTTCGGATACAATACCGGAATTATCCGAAGCGTGGGATGAAGAGACGGGGAGCATCAATCTGTCAAATAAAGAACTTACTGCGTTGATGGAAAACCAGGAAGCCTATATTATTCAGGCAGCAGCCATAGAGGCGAAAAATCAGCTGATTAATGAAGGGTTTGAAAAAATGCTTTCTGCAGAGAAAGTGAAAAGCGCTGTTGATGAGCTGAAAAAATCTCTGGAAGAAATGGAAGAAACAGAGAACTTTGAGGCGTTAATCGGTATTAATGATGAGCTTCTTGGACAGTACACAGACTTAAAATCACAGCTGAGTGATGCCGAAGAAGAATATCAAATGGCAAAGACTGCGGTAGATGATTACAATATCAGTCTTGAGCAAGCCAAGGAAGATATTGATACTACATCTGAAAAACTCGGCGGAATGGTAGCAGCTCAGGGAGAGGCAAAAGAAAGTACAGAAGCACTTACCGAAGCTCAGGGAGCAAACGGAGAAGCCGTGTCTGGCCTTGCGGATGGAATTGAGCAGGATACGGGGCGGATTATTGAGAGCTATGTAAGTTACAAAGATACTGTACTGGAATCCATACAGGCTCAGATGGACATGTTCAGTGAATTTGATGCAGGACAGGAGATCACTACGCAAACATTGCTGAATAATATGCAGTCACAGATTGACGGTGTGACTGCATGGGCAGACAATATGGAATCGCTGGCAAGAAGGGGAATTGACGAAGGCCTCCTTCAACATCTGGCAGAGTTAGGACCGGAAGGGTATGCATATGTGCAGGCATTTGTGGATGCCACTCCTGAACAGCTAGAACAAGCTAATGAATTGTGGAGACAATCTCTTGATTTTAAAAGCGGAACTGCAGAAGCGGTGGACTCTGCATTTCAGACGTTTACAGAAGATATATCCGGCGGAAAAGAGAAGATGCGGAAAGCCATGGAAGACCTTGGTATCAATACCTGGGATGGATTTAAAAACGTCATTGCAGACAAGCAAAAAGAAGCGGAAGAAAGTGGACAAGAGTTACTCGAAGCCTTTATGAAATCTGCTGAACAGACTGCAGAAACACACAGCCCGTCCAAACGTACGGAACGTCTTGGAAAATATACGGTGGAAGGTCTAAAAAATGGAATTGCACGAAATACTAAGCTTGCCACAGAGGCTGCAAAAAGCATGGCAACCAGGACCATTACATCAGTAAACAACACTTTAAAACAGGATAAATTTTACCAGTATGGACAAAGAGTGCCGCAGGGTCTTGCCCGTGGAATTTCCGCAGGAAAAATGGCGCCGATCAACCAGGCAAGGAGCATGATTGAATCTGTACGGATTGTAGCATCCAGAACTCCGTCTTTGTACAATCATGGATTAAACCTTGCTTATGGACTTGCCAATGGAATTTATGCCGGAAGTTCTTCTGTGGTCAATGCAGTATCTTCTATGTGCGCAGCTGCTGTCAATCAGGCAACGGCAGATCTTGGTATTCATTCTCCGTCAAAAGTGTTTGAAGAGCTTGGCGGATACACTGCAGAAGGCTTTGGGATTGGATATGAAAAAGAAATATCTAAAGTAAACGATATGATCAGAGACAGTATTTACAGTCCGGAAACAGAAAGAACAGGAATTGCTGAAGCAGGGGCAAACAGTGAGATGGCTGATATGTTCCGAGCATATCTGCCGTATCTGAGAATTATTGCAGAAAAAGAGTTATCTATGTATCCATCCAGAAGAGCATTTGAAAAAGATGTTACGCAAATTGTAGACAGCGGCTCCACCAAGATAAAAAGAATCAAGGAAGCGGCAAGGGGGTATTGATTTTGTACGATATTCAGATAAATGGAAAAACAGGGTCAAGTGTTGGCGTGATCGTACAAAAACGCCCGAATATACCGTCTCCGGAGAAAGTGTATGACACGATCGAAATTCCTGGAAAGGACGGCGTGCTGTACCGGGATAATGGAACGGTAAAGGATATAAAAATCGAAATCCCACTTGCTTTCCGGGAACAGAATCCTGACCTGTGGATGGAAAGGTTAAGAGCTATTAAAACATGGCTGCTGTCCGGAGTGGACAATCAATTATCTTTTGCGGATGATAAGGATTATTTTTACCGGGTGAAAAAAGTAACCGTAGGAACTGCAGAAAGAGCGGTCAAAAAACAGGGAAAACTTACGGCAACCTTTTGGTGCGAGGGGTATATGTACCTGCAGAATGGCGCGAAAGAACAGCAGTTAAGCTCCTTACTGAATAATCCGGGCGAAAGATGTCTGCCTGTCTACAAGATTATTGGCGAGGGAATGTGTACCGTTACCATTAATGGAAAACAGATGAAGGCCAATGTTGGCCAGAATCTCACGATAGATACACAGAGGAAACTTGCTTATCGAACAGACGGTACTATGCAAAATACTGCGATATCTGGGAACTACGAAGATATGATTTTGATTCCCGGAAGAAACAGTATATCTGTAACAAGCGGGTTTACTTTGACGGCAATCCCAAACTGGAGGTGCTATTGACATGATACAGATCTACGATCCGGGAAATACGAAATTTGACTTTAATGGAGATGTGACGCTGGATCCATACAGCTGCGAATGTACCATGGTTTTAAATGATGCGTGGAGCCTGGAGCTGGAAGCGCCGATTGATGAAGATGAGAAATTTAAGCATATCGTAAAAGAGGCAGTGATATCCGCGCCAACGCCAATATCAGACAAGCAGCTTTTTCGGATATACGACACAGAAAAGACAGATGATTCCATAACAGCAATAGCCCTTCCTGTATTTTGCGATTCTAAAGACGACCACGCTTTGTTGGATGTCCGCCCTACTGGAAAAAATGGACAGCAGGCTCTTGATATTCTTTGCGCCGGCTCAAAGTATTCCGGAGAATCGGATATTACAAAAGCGGCAACTGCATACTATGTCCGTAAAAACCTGATGGAGGCGATAAATGGTGATATTGATCAGTCTTTTGTAAACCGTTGGGGCGGGGAAATCCTGTATGATAATTATAAAATTATTATAAATCAGCGTGTAGGCGGGAATTATGGAGCAAGAGCGGAGTTTGGGTTTAACCTGGAAGGAATCAAAGAACACGTTGATATGAGCAGCGTTGTAACAAGGATTATCCCAGTTGCATACAACGGATATACACTTGAAGGAAAGACTCCGTGGGTAGACAGTCCGAATATAAAAAAGTACCAGAAAATCTACACAAGAACGATAGAATTCAGTGAGGTAAAGCTGAAAGAGGATTCCACAGACGACGATGAAAATGCCTGTAATACTCTGGAAGAGCTTAGAAACAGACTGATAGAAGAATGCCAGAAACAATATGCGGTCGGAATTGATCTCCCGGAGATAACATACGAAGTAGATATGATCTCACTGGAAGGCACGGAAGAATACAAGGACTACAAAGACCTTGAAAAAATTGGTTTGGGTGACGATGTAAAGTGCAGTCACCATGTTCTGGACATTGAAATCACAGCAAGAGCAACAGAATTAGTTTATGACTGTATCAATAGGCGAAATAAAAAAGTCAAATTAGGAAAGTTTACCAAAACCGCATTTGACAGCCAGTTTGAAACAGAACACAGGGTAGATTCTATCACCAACCCTGACGGAACCATCATGGCAGAAAAGGTACAGGGTATCCTGAACGGAATCTACACACAGCTGAAACTGCAGTCCACTGTGGCTCAGAAAGTAAAAGGCAGAGCATTTACTGTTGAGGATCTGGATCCGGACAGCCCTCTTTATGGATGCATGACCTGGGGAACCCAGGGACTGCAGCTCGCAACCAAAAGGACAGCAGACGGTAGAGATTGGGACTGGACGACAGCAGTTACAGCACAAGGCATTGTTGCGGATGCGATTATTACAGGGCTTCTTTCGGACAAAACCGGACGAAACTACTGGAATCTGGATACCGGGGAATTTCGGTTATCTGCAGATGCGTTTAAAGTCGATGATCAAACGGTAGAGGATTATATCAATGGCAAGATTGACAATGCCACAGCCCAGATCCGGTTATTAACTATGCAGCTCTCCAATGATATGTGTTCTGTGGCTACTGAGGCAGACGGAACAGGCGGAGATTACAGCGAGTGTTATACAGAGGTCATGCTGCTGATTGGCACTACGGACATAACCAACAGCGACAAAGTACAGTATACAGTCAATCCGTCCGTTGGCGTGGATGGCAGTTGGGATCTGACCAGGAAACGATACACGGTAAGGGATATGTCCGAAGACAACGGATCCGTGACGATCACGGCAACTTATGCCGGTATCACGGTGTCTAAAGTGTTTTCCGTCTCCAAAGCTAAAGCCGGGGAGCCAGGAACAAACGGAGACAGTGTGGAGAGTATCACGGAGCACTATGCGGTATCCTCAAGCAGCACAGTAGCGCCCAATCAATGGTACCAAACTCCTCCACAAATGTCGGAGCATAACAGATATTTGTGGAATTATGAGACATTTATCTATTCGGACGGACGTACCGAGGATACTCCAAAGCATGTGATTGGAGTTTACGGTGCAACAGGTCAGGACGGAAACGGAATCTCCAGTATCACAAACTACTATCTGGCAACATCCCAACAAAGCGGAGTGACTACATCTACCTATGGATGGACGACCACTCCACAAACCATGACAGAACAGAAAAAGTACCTGTGGAACTACGAGATCATTACCTATACAGACAAAACTGTATATACAGTAGCTCCACACATCATCGGAACTTATGGAGATAAGGGAGAGGATGGCCGTACATACATCCTGCAACCGGATACCCTGGTAATAAAACAGGGGGCCGATAATGTGTATACACCTCGTTCCGTTACGTTTTCAGCCTTTTACCGGGATGGCACGACTGCATCCCGGACTCCGTACTCTGGACGGTTTAAAGTGGAGGAATCTACAGACGGGACTTATTATTACACAAAATATACCTCTTATTACGATGAAAGCAGCCATACTCACACGCCCACATCTACTGATGTAAAAAGCATCCGGTGCACGCTTTACGCTTCGGGCGGAACAAGTACACCATTGGATGTCCAGAGCGTTGCGGTTGTGCGGGATGTTGATAATCTGACTCAGGAAGAGATTTTTAATATCCTCACCGATAACGGCAGACTGCAGGGGATCTTTATGAAAGATGGGATGCTGTATCTTAATGGATCTTACATTAAGTCCGGTAAGGTTTCCGGAGAGTATGTGGATGCCAGAAACCTCACCGTAACCAACTCATCCGGGCAAAAGACCCTGGCTATTGACTCCTATGGAAATGTCTCCCTGATGGTGAGCACTTTTAGCTTATCCGGAAAGGCTGTTGCCACAGAAGACTATGTATCCAATAAAACTGCCCAGGCGCTATCTGAGGCTAAGATCTATGCAGACCAAAAAACCGGAAACCTCCTGAAGGGCGCTGATCTGTCCACAGAAAGCCTGAACCAGTACTGGAATACCTCTGGAACTATCATGCAGGGACAGTCGGATCCGGACGGCGGAACAAAGGCTGTAAGACTGTATGGTACATCTGGAGACTGTTTTATATCTGCCAGGTACAGCAATAATAATCCGGTAAAGGCAAAAGGACAGTACGAGCTCCGTGTGTGGCTAAAATCCAATACGTCACGTACGATCATGGTATCTTTAAACCGTGTCACGTATAACTGTGCATTGACCAGCACATGGAAACAATTCCGGTTTACCGCCCCGGTTACAACACCCAATACACAGGGGTACGAAAACTTTACAATCGGAGGATTTGCAAGTATCGGATCCGGAGCTTATGTTTACGCTTACAACCCAGAGGTGGTACATAGTTATTCGCCGGTGGATATCCTGGCCATGCTCACCAACAATGGAGCCATGGATGGGATCTATATGTACAACAATCAGCTGTATGTAAAAGGCAAGTACATAGATGTTGATGACCTGAAAGCACTTAATGCCACGATAGGTGGGTTTAACATAGGAAATGCATCCATTGCCAATGGATGTACAGGACTGACATCAAAAACCAAAGGTGTATATATCGGTACAAACGGATTAAGATTTTATTCCAGTGATTCCAATGGACGAGAAAGCAGCTTTACTTTTAATACGTCCAATGGTTCTTTTGCTATTGTTGGGGCCGCTATCAAGATGGGAGATTCCAGACTTTCTTATGATGATGGGGCCTTGACGGTTAAGTATGGTCTGCATGTTTATGCGACCCGCAGCGGTGATTTTGGAGATGGATCCACAGGAGAAATTATTTTTAAAGGACTTCCGGCAACCAGTGGCGGAACACATCTTGTCCGGGAAAGCGGTACAGCGATCATTGCAGCACTGTCTTCTTCCTCAAAGCGGTACAAAGATCACATTGCTATGTTAAAAGATGCTGAAGCAGAGAAGTTGCTGGATATCCCGGTTGTGTGGTTCAAATACAAAGAGGGATATCTGGTAAAGGGGGACCGCTTTGTAGACAAGCCCATGCCGGGATTTTATGCAGAGGATGTTTACCGGGCGTTCCCGGAGTGTGCAATGGTCAATCCGGATACTTCTGTGGAGGACTGGAATTACCGTACCCTGATCCCCCCAATGTTAAAGCTGATTCAAAATCTATACAAAGAAATCAAAGAGTTAAAGGAGAATATGTCATGAATGAAGTAGCAAGACCTCTTGTTTTGGTGATCGAAGATGCCAAAAACATGCTGATGAATGCAGTAGTCAACGTGAAGGAACAGACAGGCTTACCGTCCTCTATACTGGATGGGATCATATCCGGGATTCTGGCGGATCTCCGGAAGGATGCCTGCAGCGAGATTTCCATGGCGGCAATCCGAGAACGTCAGGCGTTGATGGAGAAACAGGCAAAGCAGGAAAATGAGAACGATCAGGAAGAAAAAGCTCCGGAAAAGGAGGGATAAAATGATCACAGCAATATTTAATCCAGACAGTACCATGGCCAATGCCTACGGCTTGTGGCAGTACGACTACGGCCAGGTACTCCGGATCCAGGGCTTACATCTTCCGTCTATGGTAGCAATCC